ATTTAGTTATTACTCTAGGTGGTACAGCTATAGCAAATGCGCAAGAGGTATCTTTATCTCTTAATCATGATGTAATAGATGTGACAACAAAAGATAGCGCTGGTAACAGAGAATTGATACCCGGCCAAAAGTCCGGCTCTATGTCTTGCTCTGGTCTACAAGAGTTTTCGGGATCTAACGGAATTAAAGCATTAACTTCTACGTTTAATACTGGAGCTCAAGTAACTTTGGTATTCGATCAAGTTGCTACTGGTGGTGAAACTTTTACTAGTGGTGGTATTCTAACTTCTTTAGAAATTTCCGGAGGTACAGACGATGCACCAACTTACTCAGCTACTTTTGAGCTATCTGGGCCTATAACTAAGGATAATACTTAATCTGATAGTATGACTATAGAAATAGACGGCGTAGAATATCCTCTACGCTATTCACTACGTGCGCTTAAAAAGTTTGAGCAAAAAACTAAAAAAAGTGTTTTTCAATTTGGCGATGCCGGAAGTATGACAGCAGACGCTATGAGCTGGCTAATATATGTAGGTATAGTAGACGGTTGTAATTTTGAAGGTATAGAGTTTGATAAGTCATTAGCAGATATTGAGCCTTATGTAGATCTATCGCACGTTACTTTAGCCGTAACTGCTTTACAGCAATATACCGGAGAAGGTAAAAAAAAGAAGTAGAAGGCGATAAGCCTAATTTGAATTGGCGTACTTTAGTAGGCTATGGAATGGGAGTACTTAGGTATTCCCCTTCTGCATTTTGGGCGTGTACGTTGGGAGAGCTACTAACGGCCTTAGAATATTTCAATAATATAGACCAAGCAAAAGAGCAAGCAGCTTGGGAGCGATCACGCTTTATAGCACATATATTACTACAGCCACACGCTAAAAAAGGTAGTAGAATAAAGGCTGAAGATATATGCCAGTTTACGTGGGAAAAGGAAAGAGAAAAAGCAAAATCTACTGTTAAGCATAGTGAAGAACGTATAAAGGAATTAGTTAAGTATTCAGAAGAAAATTCATATCTTAGCTTTTAATGGCTTCTTTAGGTGATTTAATTATTAAACTCGGCGTTAATGCTAGAGAATTTGACAAGGGTTTAGGCAAGTCAATGCGTAAGCTTAATACTTTTGGTGCAAACACTAAAAAGTTAGGTAAATCTTTAACCACATCTTTAACATTACCTTTAGCTGCCATTGGCGGGG